AACAAACAAGCGTTATGTCACTGATCTTGAATTAAAAGCCATTGCTGAAATCTTTCAGGTTTCATACATATTTCTCATTGATGGCAAAGATGAATAGAAGTGACAAATGGGGAAGTGTCTTTCGTGCTTCCCCATTTTATCCGTCTCTTTTACAGATTCAGTAATTCCAGGATTTTCTGCATACCAGCCTGATACAAGGATTCCGCATATAGAATCCATCTCTCATTTACTTTCGTAACGTATGCATCTATCATTTTTCGTTTTTCTTTTTCAAGTCCCATTGCCTGAACCTGATCTTCATATTTTGATATTTTTTCGAGCATTTTCTGGTACACTGCATTTTCTTTCAGTTCATTTTCTACCTCATCAATCCAGGTATCCATTAGCAGTTCCAGTAATTTCTTTGTATCACTTTCGTCCTTTCCTGACACTGCTTTTTTGATTTTTCCAAGCATGGCACCATACGAAATCATCTGTGCCTGTCCCATATAGAAATGATATTCTTCTTCTATCATTTCCTTTCCGTTCTCCAGTTGGAAATATTGGTGCAGTGCCTGATGTTCGTCTGCTGTCAGACTGATTGACTGAGCCGCTTCCATAAATGTTTCTATCACTGGATACTTCTCTATAAGTTCCAGTATTTTCTTTTGCAGTCTCTGATATTCCGCATTATGCTTTTTCAGATAGATACATACCTGTTCTCCTATCCGTATCCCCAGACATTGCTCGTTCCAGATGATATCTGGCTGTACTGACATATCGTTTTCTCCTTTCTGTATCGTTTCCCTGTTCCAAGCACAAGACTATACCACACTTCTGGAAGAAAGCTATTCAGCAGATCTACTGAAATGACCTGGTCAATACTGTGCAATCTGTTCTTTCTCTATAATAAAAAACGGCATGGAAGAATCCTATTCTTTCATACCTACTACCTGCTTCTATATTCAACTAGATACACATTCTTTTCCATTATCTGTGTATCATGTACCTATTTTCCTCTAAGAGTAAACTGGATACACTCTATACACGCCTACCATCTATACCTCATTTTACATCCATCAATATGATCGGAGCATCTTTCAGTATGGCTCGTGCAATGGAAATTCTTTGCCTTTCCCCTCCTGAAAGCCGTTCTCCGTTTTCACCTATTACAGTCTCTATTCCATTTGGCATTTTTTCGATAAATTCATCGCATCTTGCTATTTTAGCCGCCTCAAAAATTTCAGCATCTGTCGCACCTTTTTTCCCGATCCTTATATTCTCTTTGATACTTGTGTTAAATAACACTACCTCCTGAAAAACAATAGAAAAGTTCTTCAGCAGCGCTTCAGGATCTACTTTACTTATGTCCTCTCCTCCCAGCAAGATCTTTCCTTTATTAATATCCCAAAATCTTGCGGCAAGCTTTGTAAGAGTAGTCTTTCCACTTCCGGATGCCCCGATGAGCGCCGTTACCTCTCCTTGTTTTGCCGTAAAACTTACATTCCTGACAACCGAATAATCCTCATATCCAAATGAAACGTCTTTAAATTCTATATCATAATTTTTCGGATGAAACTTTGATTCCCCCTCTTGGATCGGCATCGTTTTTATTTCTTTTATTCTGCCTACAACACTGTCAAGCATATCGATCATCCCCATAAAGGCTATGATCCCTTCTATCGGAAGATAGATACTTGCAGTCATGATAAGAAATACGATATATACGAAGATATTAATTTCCCCTGCCAAAAGCATTTGCGCGCCTGTAACTGCCACTGTTACGATTCCCATTTTCAGAAGCATTCCCGAAAAAGCCACTGCGACACCTGTTACAATTTCAATAGTGCCTTTTAATTTTGTGCTTTTCTGTAATTTTTCAAAAAATTGCTTTTTTGCTTTTTCTTCCATGTTATAGGATTTTATCTCCTGAATCTGTTCTATCGTTTCCTGAAGATCATCAAGTACCTCTCTGTTTTGTTCTACCCATTTTTCATTACTTTTCTTTCTCTTATTTTTTGATAAAAAGAAAATCAAAAGAGAAACGGGGATCACCCAAAGCGCTGCCAGACCAAGTTTCAAATTATAGTTAAGAATCAAAACAGAAATGATCGTTGTTGAAATCCCGGTAGCATATATATGCGGAACTGCATGAGAAAAAATTTCTTCATACAGCGACATATCTCCCATCATCGTCGCAGCCAAATCTGATATGTTTCTTTTTCCAAAATACGATAACGGTAATTTTTTCAATCTATTGGCAATATCGACTCTGACATTTGCGCTCTCACTGTAAACGTTCGTATATAGACGGGTATAGTCCCATCTTGCAACAAAAAACATAACAAAAAGCATTGCCAATATAATAAGTACATAATTTTGTGGTGTTAATGCTATCGCCTCTTCCGCAGTATCCATATCGCTTAGCGATTGAAATATAAACATAAATGCAATCATCGGCGGAAACATCTTCGTCAAATTTAAAATCGTACGGGAAAAAACAGCTTTTCTTAAATTGTTTGCTCCGGTCTGCGACATCGCATATTTTTTCATAAAATAATTAATCATTTTTACCTCCAATCTTCCAATTGACAGATCTCCGGTATTCGTCCCAAAGCGACTTGTATATTCCGTTTTTTTCTAAAAGCGCTTCGTGTTTTCCTTCTTCTGCAATACGCCCCTTTTCGATTACGAGAATTTTGTCTGCATTTACAACTGTCGAAAGCCGATGTGCAATCAGCAATGTCGTTTTATTTTCAGCTAACTTTTTGAAAGATTCCTGTATAATGCGTTCATTTTCAGGATCTGCAAAAGCGGTGGCTTCATCCAGTATCACATATTCCGCATCCTTTAAAAAAGCTCTGGCGATCACGAGCCGCTGCGCTTCTCCTCCTGAAAAATATGTACCTTTCGTTCCATACACTGTCTCCAATCCATCTTTTAGACCGTCCACAATCTCTTTTGCTCCCGCATCAAAAAGCGCCTGTTCAATCTCTTTATCAATGGCATCTTCCTTCCCACACAGAAGATTTTCTCTCAGGCTCATTTTAAAAAGCCTTGCATTTTGAAACACAAATGAAATTTTCCGCATAAGCGAAGTTTTATCATATTCTTTTATATTGCTTCCGCCCAATAAAACTTCCCCTTCATCTGCATCGTAAAATCTTGCGGCAAGACGGGCGATTGTCGTCTTTCCGCTTCCCGAACGTCCGACCAGCGCCACTGTTTCACCTCGATTTACTTTGAAAGAAATGTTATCTAATACTTTTTCACTTCCGTAAGAAAAAGAAACGTTTTTAAATTCGATCCCGCCTGTCGTCTGATCTTCTTTCCCGTAAGCCATCTCATCATACTCAAGAATATCTTCTATTTTATCAAGAGCCAGTTCTGCAAAATAAAGATATTGACTGATTGTCGCAGTACGCATAATAAGAACTCCGAAAATCGGTCCGATCAAAAAGTATATGATCGAATCAGCGACAACTTCATGCGGATTTTCTCCCGCTGCAATAATAAACAAAGCAGCCGGAACAAGAAAAAACGCCGTCGAACCCGAAGTCGCTTCAAACATAGACATTTTATTTCTGTATCCCATAGTCATTTTCAAGACGCTGTCCTTCATAACAATAATAGAAGTATAAAGACGCTTAAAACTTTCCACGCTCTGACCGAATGTTTTTACTACCGGGATTCCTCTGACATATTCAACTGTCTCGGCAGACAATGTATTGATCTGTTTATAGTATTCTTCTCTGTTTTTCTTCCCTTGAGCAGTCAGCATTGTCGCCATAAAAATAAGACCGATAAAAACAGGGATAAGACTTGTCAATCCTAACCTCCAGTCAAATAAAAACAAAAAGACTAATATGACAACCGGAGAAACAAATGTCGAGGCAATGTCCGGGAGCTGATGCGCCAAGACATTGTGCGTTTCACCTGCGCCGTTTATAATGATCCCGCGCAGTTTCCCGCTTTCTTTGTTCATAAAATACCCCAACGGTTTATCTAACAGTTTTTTCACACTGATCTTTATAATATTTTCTTCAACTTCAAATGCAAAAAGGTGTGAAAAAATTCCTGCCAAAACATATAAACCAAGTCCTACACAAGGAAATATTACCGCATATGCTATATTTTCTCTTATCATGGTGTAATTTACATTTCCATTCAAGATCACATTTTTTATAATATTGTGAATATACCACATAGGCATCAGCAACAGGATTCCCGACAAAGCCGAAAAAGCCATTGCCAAAAAAAGCATGTATTTTCTTTTCCCTGCATAAGGTATGATTCTTGTTAAAACAGACTTTTTCTTTTCTTTTTTCATCCTAATCCTCTCCTTTCACGCTCAAATCAACAAAATCTTTTCGGATTTCAGATTTGATAATTTTATCCCATTTAGTCTTTTTTTGTTTTTAAAACTAATTTCCGGTTGCTACAATCAGTATTGTATCAGTTTAATTATTGTGTTACAATAAACTTAGAGTTTTTAGTCCAAAAGGGATAACGTCTAATCGGGATATTTGTTTTTGCATGAAAGCGGAGAAAATTATAATGAACTACTACGAATTTGTTAAAAACTACTTAGGAACTGATTCCTGTAAAGAAAAATCAAAATACTGTAATATCGGAACTACTTTCTGCGTTTGCAGAGAGGAAGCAGAAGGCTGTTATTGGTTTTATGAAACGGATTCTTTTATCGTCGAGATACATGACTTTTTTATAAAAAAGGATATTGTCTACTCGTCTGCTCTTAATATGGATCAATTTATGTCGTTTTCTTCTTCCTATATCATTACCGGAAACGGCGAAAGCTTTAGTCCTTATCAGACGTTGTCTGCAGGCTCTCTCCATATTGTCGATGTGGAAAATATGCACAAAGATTATAAATTTCTTTTGCACAGTAATTTCCCATATTTAAGCGTAGGAATCAGTTTCAAAAAAGAAATGATCGAAGAGTATCTATATTCTTTGAAAAAAGAAAAAAATATTTCTTATTCAGATATATTCACCTCTTTCAATCCGGCAATCATCAAATCGTTTGCACCGTTAGCGAAAGAAATATTAAACTGCAAAATGAAGTCTCCTGCCGCAGAGCTGTTTTTTGAGGCAAAGGCAAAAGAATGGCTTAGCTTGACTATAAACGCTTTTTTCAACAATAAAGATGTTCGTATTTCAAAAGACGATGACAAAGCATTAAAAGATGTGGCAAATTACTTAGACGATCATTACGCGCTCGACGTTTCTCAGCAGACCCTTGAAAAAATCGCCTCAATGAGCGGAACAAAATTAAAAAAATTATTCAAGCAAAAATATCAGCTTAGTATTACGGAATATTCTCAAAGAAGGCGTGTGAACATGGCGGAAACGCTACTGCTTAACACTTCCCTTAGCATTAAAGAAATTTCCGAATCTGTAGGTTATTCATCCCACAGTAAATTCAGCTCTTGTTTCAAAAAGTTTAAAGGGATATATCCCCGCGACGTCAGAAAGCTTTCCGAAAAAAGCACACACACTTTAGGATGCGGAAGAATCACTCTATAAACAAAATCACCGGAAGTGCCAAAAGGCACATCCGGTGATTCTGTTTATAGAACTTACTTCTGCATGTCACTAATTATTTTTTTCAGCATGTAAATTTCTTTTCTTCTTTTTTCCGTACAAAAAATATCGTTCCCACGCTTAATACCGCAATCACTGCAAATAAAATCGGAGTTGAACTATCGCCTGTTTTAACAGCGCCTGCATTCTTTTCTTTGTCTTCTTTTCCGACTTCTTTTAATTTCAATTCGTCGATTGCTTTTGCAAGTGCCTGTTCTGCATCTTCTACTTCCGCTTTCGTTGCGTCCTCGTCTGCAAATACCTCTTTTGCTTTCGCTAATGCCGACATGAAGTTTTCTGCGCTTTCTTCTGTGTAAAGCTTCACATCGATCTGTTCTGCACTTTGGATCAATTCTTCCAGTTTTTCTTTGCTCGGTATCAACCTCAATCCAAAGACTGCATTGCGAAGATTTGCACACGCCTGATCCACTTCCTCTTTTGTCGCGTCCTGTTTTTCTAAAATATTTTCAGCCGCCTCAAATGCTCCCATAAAAATCTGACCGCTTTGGGCTGTATACTCACTCAGTTTTTCTACATATTTCCGCGAATCGTCTACAAGTTTCCGAAGCTGTGATTTATCCACAGGTATCACTTTCAATCCATCCATTGCCTCTTGTAATTTTTTATGAGCCGCGTCAAGTTCATCCTGCAGCGCATTTTCATTGGCAAGCACAGCTTCCGCTTCTTCAAGCGCTTCTTTAAACGCATTCGCACTCTGCTCTGTATAAATATCTGTATTGATTTCTTTTGCAATGTCTACCAGCTCTCTGAGCAATTTTGCATCTCCTGTAAAAGACAAATATTCAAGCATTTTTTTAAGATCAGCTTCTGCCTTGTCAACTTCTCCCTGTGTTGCGGCTTCATTTGCAAAAACAGTTTCAGCCGCTTCAAGCGCCTCGTCTAATTTCTGTTTTACAATCGGTACAACATATTCATATTCCGGTTTTGTTTTTGCATCTTTCGCATATTCAATCGCAGCTTCCAAAGCTTTTTTATCCGCTTCCACAACCGGAGGTGCTTCTGTTTTTATTCCTGTAAGGCGGATTTCCGCTGCCGAAGCATAGTCATTATCCGCTTCCACGCTAAGCGCGTCCAAAGATGTCAAACGCACATACTTTGCGCAGACCGGCTCAAATGAAGCCAGTTTCCATGCAGCGTTCGCGTCCCATGTTCCTGTTGCCGCCTCTTCAAAGTGAACGCCGTCATTACTTACTTCCACTTTGTATTCCGTAATAATACCGTTTGTTCCTCCCGAAGGTCTCGGCTGATAACGGATTCCGTCGATCAAATAAAAGTCTTTCAGTTCAAACTGAATCCAATGTTTTTCGCGTCCGTGACCGGCGCTCCATTTTGTATGCCACAATGTATCCGCTTTTCCGTCCAGAACATTCGACGCCTCCTGACCCGATTGAGCCGAACCTGCCGCAGCGCTCATCTGATCTGTCGCAATATCTCTTGCCGCATCCGAAGGATCTACTCCGATGTATCCCATTTTAACATCCATATCTCCCGAACTTACGCACAAATCATTTGCATTTTTTACTGTGCCTGTTTCATCGCAGATAATTTTTGGTCCTTTAAACTGAATAGTTCCTTCATCGCCTTTTTGTACAGTGTATTCAAATACTAACTCCTTGTCGTCATTCCCACCGGATACATAGTTTGCATAACGGCCTTTACCATTTAACATAAATCTGAATTTCGGTGTTCCTTGCACAGTGACATTCTGATCTGTTTTCACTGTGATCACATATTTATCTCCCGGGAGCGTATAAGCGTGATCGTCTGTTTTTTCCACTTTGTATGTAACAGATGTAATCGTCGGACTCAATAAATTCACTTCATCTTTAATATACTCTAAATTAAACGCAGTAAATTTGATCGTATTCTGATGTTCATAGAGAAGTCCCATATTTCCGTCTTTCATTTTTGTCAGACAAGAATATGCGTAATTATTAGGACAGAACATTTTTTCTTCTACCCAGTCTACAGAAAAACTATCCTTTGTTTCTGTCACTTCTCCGATTCGCAATGTTCCGTTATTTCTTCCTGTCCCTCCCGGATTCGACATGATCACTCTGTCTTTGCCGCCTGTTCCGTTTTTATCATAATATAAAACAGATAACTGACAGTATACTTCCGGCGCCGTTGTATCGATCGGATCACTCCATGTCGCTCCTCCGTCTGTACTTCTTGAAACAACAACTTTTCCGTTTCCGCGTGTATTTCTCATAAACTGAAGCAAATTTCCGCTGCTTAGTTCAATGATCTGACTTTCTGTCAGTTCACTGATGCCGACCGGATTTTGCGAAGAAGTCTCCTGTCCGTCTTTGTTGATTCTTCCGTCATTCGGAGATTCTCCTCTATGCCATGTTTTTCCGCCGTCATCACTGTAAACACAAGCCGAAGACTGGAATCCTATACCGCTTCCGGCAATCGTATAATAAATCGGGAATATAAGTCTTCCCGGATGCTTTTCATCATACTGAAGCTGAACTCCGAATCCAGGACCGACACCGCAAAATCTCATCCAGTCTTCTTTTACCTGCGGCGTAATGTCTACCGGTTCGCTCCACGTCATACCGTCGTCATCGCTATAACTTAGCCACAAATAGCATGTCTGCTTAGGATGAAGCGGAGCGGAATCGTTGTTCTTAGAAGCGCTTCTCAAATAAATATTTCCCACATATTTACCGGATTGATACAGATCGCCTTTTTCGTGGTATCCTTGTTTATCATTTCCTTCAAACTGTTTTACCACATAATCGGTTTTGCGATTCTCCTTATCAAATACTTCTCCGTTCTCTCGAAGCGTATATTGATTATTGTCTTTATCATAAAGCGCCAGATAATCTTTTCCATCTACTTTCACATAGCCTGTTCCCGTTTCTTTGATCGAATATGTACCCTGGCTTCCATTCGTCGATTCCGGCATCATATCTACAAGCATCCAGACACGCCCCGGATTCTTTCCGTTTTCGCCCTCTGCGATCAATGCCGGGTCAATCGTATACGCAGATTGTGTGCCGTTAAAATAGGATTGTGATTTCAGATCGATTACATCGATCGGCTCTTCCCATGTCAGTCCGTTATCTGTACTTCTTCTGACAACTGTATCAATATTTCCCCAGTCGGACCAATGTGTATTTCTTTGATCGGCTGCTGCGATCAGAGTTCCTTTGCTCGTTGTAACCATTGCGGGAATACGGTAATTATAAGAATCATAATCGCCCATATCATAAATACCGTACTCGCCTGTCTTATAGACGTTCTCTCCGTATTCCGGTTCATCCTGCGGCAAAGTACGTCTATGAAGCTCCATAACCTGTTCCGCATTTAACGTTTCATCAAACACATTGACGCTGTCGATCGTTCCGTAGAACGGCCATTTCGCGCCCGGCGTCTTATTCGTTCTGCTGATTCCGCCAAGCGTAACCATATCCGGAGTCCAATCTCCCTTCAGCAAATACGTTGTCTCGAATTTTCCGATGGATGCTCCGTCTAAGTAAAACTCTGCATGTGTGCCGTCAAAGGCATATGTCACCGTATGCCACTGGGCATTATTGACAGATTTTCCGTCTTTGAGCGTAATATATTTATCCCCTTTTCCCTGCACTTCATATCCGATCCGATTGTCCTTCGGCTTAATATAGAGCGCTCCGTACTCTTTATCCGCATTGCTGTTCGACAGCGATAATAATCCGTAAATCGTTTTGCCTACAGCCGCCTCGTTCAAGCGATATGCAAAAGAAAACGTTCCTTTTTTCAATCCGGAAATTGTCTCTTTTTGCTCCGGAAGCTGAACCATCTTTCCTTCTGTTCCGTCAAAAGTTTTTCTCTGATAAGTAAAAATCGGTGTTCCTACAGAAACTGCACCGTGATCTGCCAGGATCTGATCTTCGGAAGCCGCTTCATTATACAGTTTTACCTGCTTGATACTTCCGGTAAAAGGATAACTGTTTCCCGAAATCCGTTTTGCGCCTCCAAACGTCACAGAAGTCGGTTCCCACTCCATTTTATCAACAAAATTAGTCTCGTCAACTTCCCACTTCTGTACAAGTTGTTGATCCAAATATACTTTATAATAGTTGTCCTTTTCTACCGCAAGCGTGATCGTATGCCATTGATCATCCGCAAGATTCACATTATCTACCGTAAAATTTCTGTGATCATTTACAGTTGCGTTTTTACGGAATTCAAAGCCGATTTTATTTCCGCCGCTGATATACAAAGACATGTAATGATTCGCATGCTTGTCTCCGTTGATCGCGGCCAGCGCCTGCAAATTAGTACTGCCTGTCTTAAAACTCAGCGTGATTGTACCACTTCCCAAATCGTTTACAAAAGACACGTCTTCTTGTGGTATTTCAAAACGTTGATCAATGCCTTGAATCTGCTGTTCTTCACTCAAATACTCCTTGCACAAAATTTTTGCCGTTTCTGCATCTGCCGCTGTCTCAATTCCTTCCGCACCTTCATTTTGAGCAAAAACAGGCATGGCGCCTTGGGTCACCATAGCGAGTGCCAAAAGGACCGCCATTATTTTTTTCTTCATGCTCATCTCTCCTTCTTTCAATGAAATATATTACAAATCATAGCATGTTTTCGTTTTCTTTTTTGTGCAAAAATGTTGCTTTTATTTTTACTTTTTGTATAATACGGAACATTTGATGTTATTTTGCATAATCAAGTTGATATATATATCGTTTCAAAAGACATAACTCCCAATATCAAAAATCACCGGAAGCGCCAAAAAGCATCTTCCGGTGATTCTATTCACATGACCTACTTCTGAACGATATTGATTATTTTTTTCGGTACATAAATTTCTTTGACGATCGTACCTGTCAGTTTATCGGCTACCGCTTCTTTTCCGGCGGCGATTGCCTCATCTTTTGATGCATCGGCAGAAATACTGATAACAGCTCTTGTCTTTCCGTTAATCTGTACCGGCACTTCAATCTCGTCATCTTTCATTGCACTTTCGTCATATGACGGCCATCCTGCTTTAAAAATTGTTTCTCCATGGCCAAGCTGCTCCCACATTTCTTCGGCAAAATGCGGTGCAAACGGAGAAAGAAGAACCGCGATTGTTTCTAATGTTTCTTTATCAATTCCGCCTTCCTTTTTCGCCATTTCAATAAACTTGTTGTTATACTCCATAAATCCCGAAATTACAGTATTCAAACTGAAACTTTCCAGACGATTTGTAATATCATAAACCATTTTATGGCGAAGTTTTATCATCTCTTTTGTCGGCTGAACGTCTGCTTCTTTACTGTCCATAAGCAGATTCCAAAGACGTTTCAGGAAACGGTTTACTCCGTCGATTCCTCTGTCGTCCCATTCCGCATCCAACTCCGGCGGTCCTACAAAAAGCTCGTACATTCTTAACGAGTCGCATCCATAATCATTCACAAGAGCATCCGGCGAAACGACATTTCCTTTTGATTTACTCATCTTAATTCCGTTCTTTCCGGTGATCATTCCCTGATTGAACAATTTGTGGAACGGTTCGTCAAAATCTACTACTCCGATATCATACAAAAATTTTGTATAAAACCGAGAATACAGAAGGTGAAGCACGGCATGTTCTACGCCTCCGATATACATATCTACCGGCAGCATCTCGTCTGCTTTTTCTCTGGACACTAATTCTTTATCGTTTTTACTGTCTACATAACGCAAGAAATACCATGAAGATCCTGCCCATTGAGGCATCGTATTTGTCTCACGCTTTGCAGGTTTTCCACATACCGGACATGTACAATTTACCCATTCTTCAATTCCTGCAAGCGGTGATTCTCCTGTTCCTGTCGGTTCATAAGATTCTACGTCAGGAAGCGTAAGCGGCAGTTCTTCTTCCGGTACCGGAACATTACCGCAGTCAGGACAGTGAATGATCGGAATCGGTTCTCCCCAGTAACGCTGACGTGAAAATACCCAGTCACGCAGTTTAAAGTTGACTGTTGCTTTTCCGAATCCGCGCTCTTCTATAATGTGCGGAGCTTCTTTTTTAAGCACTGACGATTCCATTCCATTCCACTCGCCCGAGTTGATCATCGTTCCCGAAGCTTCTGTATAAGCTTCTGTCATATTTTCGATTTCTTTTCCGTCTTTTGCAATTACCTGAATAATAGGAATATTGAATTTTTTTGCAAACTCAAAGTCACGATCATCATGAGCAGGAACACACATAATCGCTCCTGTACCGTAATCAGCCAATACATAATCAGACAGCCAGATCGGTGTCTTCACTCCGCTAAGCGGATTGATTGCATAGCTTCCCGTAAATACGCCTGTCTTCTCTTTGTCCTGAAGACGATCTACGTTTGATTTCATTGACGCATCGTAAATATATTTTTCCACTGCTTCTCTTGTCTCATCTGTCGCAAGAGATGCCGCCATCTCATGTTCAGGAGCAAGCACCATAAATGTCGCGCCGTAAAGCGTATCAGGTCTTGTCGTATAAACAGTGATCTTCTCATCTCTTCCGTCAACAGGGAACTCCACTTCTGCTCCGTAGGATTTTCCGATCCAGTCAGCCTGCATCTTCTTTACTTTTTCCGGCCAGTCCAGCTTATCGAGATCATTTAACAGCCGATCTGCATATGCTGTGATCTTCAACATCCACTGACGAAGATTTTTCTTCGTGACTTCCGCTCCGCAGCGCTCGCATTTGCCATTTACAACTTCTTCATTTGCCAAACCGGTCTTACAGGACGGACACCAGTTGATCGGAAATTCTTTTTCATATGCAAGTCCTTCTTTAAACATCTTCACAAAAATCCACTGCGTCCATTTATAAAAATTCGGATCTGTCGTGTTAACTTCCATATCCCAATCATAGAGCGCTGCGATCTCATTGATCTGACGTTTAATATTCGCCACATTTTCCGCCGTTGATTTCGCCGGATGTACTCCCATCTTGATCGCATAGTTTTCAGCAGGCAGACCGAATGCATCCCATCCCATCGGATGTACAATATAATATCCCTGCTGAAGTTTATAACGGCTCCATACGTCAGAAATTACATACCCTCTCCAATGTCCGACATGAAGACCGTTTCCTGACGGATACGGAAACATGTCAAGACAGTAATACTTCTGTTTTTTATTTCCGTTATCATCCACTCTTGGATTTACCGAATTTTCCGCCCATTTTTCACGCCACTTTTTTTCAATCGCTTTGTGATTATACATTATCTTTGTACCCATATGTTTCTCTCCTTCATTCATCGTTATATTACGCATAAAAGAAAGCCTCCCGTTCCTGAAAACTCAAGAGACGAAAAGGCTTATTTCCGTGGTACCACTCTTGTTCATCCGACCGGACCGGGAAAACTTTTTTGTTCCTGTATCCTCATCCGACCAAATGCACTCATTCATTCTATAACGGGAATTCCCGCTTTCGTCTACTTGAAGTTCAACGAAAGAACTCCGAGGTGAGTTCACAGTTTACGTTTCTGCCTCGCACCGACCGGCAGTTCTCTGAATACGATACACTCCTACTATTCCTCTTCCATGTTTTTGCAATATCCTTATTCATTATAAATATGTCATTAAAATAAGTCAAGGTATTTTCACCGGAACTATGCCGATTCCGCTATCACTTTCGATTTTTCAAAGTTACGTCAACTCTGCGATTCTGGATACGCCGACATAAATTTCGGATATTTTATACCATGTACTGTAGTCGACTTTCCCCGTTTGCGGCAGTTGAAACACTTCCTGAAATTTTCTGACCGATTCCGCCGTTTTTGAACCGTAAATACCGTCTGCCGTAATTTTAGGTATCGCAGGATACGCTCCCGCAATTACATTCAACTGCTCCTGTATCTGCCTCACCTTTTCTCCGCTTGACCCGATCTCCAATACATATCCCGGCCACGAAGATGGAATACCTGATATTTCCGGCGCAATATTAATATACATGTCATCTCCGTAAAAATAACGAAGAATCTCGATCGGTGTCAAACCTTTATCTCCAAGTTCCTTCGACCCCCATTGTGTCAACCTTTTCGTAACAACATACAAATCATTTTATATCCCTATAAGGTATCCTTAACGTAAAAACCTGCAACTGTTACTTCTTTATATAATGTATGAAGATGATACAATATTTCTCCCCGGAGCTAATACTCCGGGGAAATGTTTTTTAGTACAGCTGAAATTTATCAAACGCAATGCCAAAACATCCGGCATGTCCGTCCTGTCCATTTCCAGTCTCATTGTCGAACTGCCACGGATAGTAACCGCCGCCGATCGGAGCGACTCTGTACTGCGCTTTTTGATAACCATATTTTGCAACAATATCCGCCGGAGTGTCATAATATACCTCTACGGCATCGATCACAGCTCCCGGATATCCAGCATAGCCGTTATTTGCGTCAGACCAGTTACATCCGGTTACGTAAGGTAACCATCCCTTGCCCTTTACATGCACGCGGTATTTTACAGTACCTTTATTAACCTTTATCGCGATACCGGTGATTGTACGACCCGGAAGTCCTGCAAAATCAGACAGGTTATTCACAAAGGGCAGGATTGTTCCGTCGGTCAACATAACGCCATAAGTAAACACAATGCCGGGATCACCGGATGCTGCACTGCTTCCGCCTCCACTGACAACCGGAGCATCCGGCAACTTGTCCATTCCCATATACTCACGGATTTTATTAATAAAATATGTTTTACAGCCAGATGTGCCCCCATGAATCTCTACAGATCTGTGCGGGCACGCTGTCGCGAATACCTCCTTGTGCAGCCGGATTGTATTCGTGTTTGGAACGATACCGTACTGCTTACACTTCTGCGCCGCCAACTTCAACGCATTCTCTTCATTTTTCTTAAAGATTTCCAAATCCCCCATACTCTGACAGACCTCGATCGAATAATAGTTCCGGTTTCCGTCTGTCTGCCCGCAGTGCCATGCTGCGTAGGCATCATCTTCCGCATACAAGATCCCGTCACTAGCTACATAAGCGTGAGCAAATCCGTTTTCTAACGGATGCGTTTGCAGCCATTTTCTGTAAAACGCTGCATTTGCATTTTGTGATCCTGCATCGTTGTGAATAAAAATTCCTCTCGGATTTCCACCTCTAAGTCCTGCTACTCCTCTACAAATACTCATGTTCTTCTCCTTTCTTCCGGCATTTGCACCGGCGCAAAAGAGGGCGATCACTCGCCCTCTGAATCTCCATCTTTATTTACGACCTTGTCTGCAACCTCTAAACCTTTAATCAATATAATCGGCACGTTAAATCCAGCTTCTACGAAATTTTCCAAAATCGAGCGAATCTCATTTATAAGCAAGCTGGCCAGTACGAACCATCCAAGCAATGTAGTGATCCCTAAATCTACACCGATCGCCTTACCGATCTCGATAAAGATTGCCGATGCCCCAAACGCAACCATAATCATAAGCCAGTACCCCAACTTCTTAAGGACGCCTTTCCAGCCTCTGACAGAGTTTTCTTTGTTGGCCATCTTGCTCTTCATCCACCCGGTTATCCAGTCTGCTACATTAAGTAGCAAAAAGGCTGCAAATAAGATCCAGTGCTCTCCTAATATGTAGGACAACACCGCCACAATCGCTCCTGCAATCGCATTGTATCCGTCAATAATTGCTTCTGCATAATTCATTTTCATATTCCTCACTTTCCTTTCTCGTTATGCAACTTCTTTCCAGAGACTCTCGGATCCAACTGCACCCGGTTCCCACACATTGCTGTCTACAAGAGACTCCCACGTTTTCCCTTTATGTGTTACCCTATCACCTTTTTTGTATGGGTTTGTGCTGTTTGGCTGCTCCCACGGCAATACTTTTCCAGTCGGATCTGTAAGCACCTTAGCATATAAACTTGAGGCGGTGTCCGGCGCCCAGTCCGCTTGAGATGTATGGTTTTGGAGTACCTTATATAGCGCATCTTGGTAAGTAATATACTTTCCAGTCTTGTAGGCTACTCCATCGCCGCTCCATAAATCGTACAGATCTGCTACCTTAAGAGCCTGCTCATCATCTGTAATTTTCTCTGCAGATATTTTAGCCATCGCAAAGACAGACGCATACGTTCCCGGTGCTCCACCGTTGCCACCGTTTTCCTTCAGTGCTTCTATGTCCTGCTTCGCTGTTTCCAACTTAATCCCCATGTCATCCAATCGCTCCTCTGTTGACAGACCGGCTTTATTATTTACAACTCCATAAATTCCACCCGGATATATCTCAGTATGATCGTATCCCGTGTAATTTTCCAAGGTATCTATGATCTGCCCACGTTCTGTGACGTTCATCACCTTTGTTTTTGTTGCATCCTCAAAGATTTCTTTCAGCTTTTCCGGCGCAATTCCGATTGTCAAGAATCGCACCGCACCACCGATTTTTTCATATGACTGTATCGGCATATCAGTTGCATCATTAAAAATAAGTTTCATGTTATCATTCCTTTCTAAAAGATCTGTTTTCTGACTCCGATTGGAATACGCAATAGGAAAGATGCGTTACAATTAAATACACCAAAAAGTAATTAATTATCAAGCACACTCCCACTCAGCGTCGATAAAAAGGTAATTATTTGTAGCTTTTGGGATGCAGACAAACAGATTACCGTTTTCCTTCGCTAAAGATGTACAAGCGACTGGGTTTTTATACGTTCCGTCTGATGCCACTACATTTACAACAGTGTCATTTAATGGGCGATACTGTGGCGGTATCGAAAAAACATTGTCGTACACGTTGTTTGCAACTATTGTGGCAGTTGTATAGATTTCTATGTTTAGATGCACCGTTTTACCGATTTTATACGAGTTGCTTGCTATGGCTTTCCACACTTCTGCTCTTACGCCCAGATCCGTGGGCGTGAGCGTCTTTTTATCATGGTGAGCCTGTAATTGTAACAAATATGTATTTAACATAGGGATTGTCGGGACGCTCTCGAACATTTTTTCTACTTTTGTGATGCTTAACCCTTTAATTACCACTCGATAGAGCGGCATTTCCCTGATTTTTCCCGATTCGTAGAGGTTGTTTTGTGTCAGCGTCGGATCCGTTGCCGACCCGGTTGTGGATGCGCCCTGTTTGACCTCTAATGTGTAGGTGTCGATGCCACCTGTTCCCGTAGTGATGAATTTTGCTATGATGATGTCGTTTCGGTTTCTGCCGGATTGCCCGTTGACAATCTCACAGTCAATATAATCTCCGTACGGGATGCGGGCAAAATGTCCGCCTACTACGATAACTCCGTCTTTTACTCGTACTTTGTTGTTACTGATCACCTGACTTTCACATTGCTGGCCGATCATCATGACCCCATCTGATCCGACAATGCTCTGATAAATCGCTGCGTCGTCTTCCGCGTAAATATGTGCCTCCGCCGCTGGGTCGGTATTGATTGTAATTCCTTTCAGTTCTCCCATCTAGTCATCTCCTTTTACTTTATATTCTGTTGTTGTTTTTCCGTTTTTTGTTTTTATGATTTTTCTAACGATCGGCTTTTGTAGTCTCGTTCCTGTAATTTCTTCATATCCGCCGACGATGTCGCCGATTTCCAAGTCGATCCCTTCTACGTTTACGTCGATGCTTTTATAGTTTTGCAGCTCTTTTAGACGCTTTGCTCCATCCTCTTCCAGCTTTTCTTTGTCTGCGCTCGAAAACTCATAAACCGCTTCATTTTCTTCAAGTCCAGTGTAATACGGGGTCTTTCCGATGCTCCCGTCCTTTTGGACGTATAAATGCAGAATGATCCTTTCTTCGTTTTGTCCTTTTCCGGCACAGATTAAGTGATTCACGCCACCTCTGTAATCTTTTACGGTAAACTGCACCTCTCCATCTTGCGAGTATTCCAGCGTTTCCGAATAGTTTTTGATCTGTACGGCTCTGACGGAAACGTATCCATAATCAAGGTTTTCCGGCTCAACGTAGCTGATCTGCAGGCGATATCCTTGAGTGCTTAACATTTTATCGACTGCATCATATAACGTGACGTATCGGTCGATCTGCCAACCTGTGACGGTGATCCCTGCCTTTTCTTCCGGCACAAAAAAAAGACCGTCGAATCGGTCTTTGATAAGATCTCTCAAAATATCGTTTAAATCTCCGCTTACTGTCAGGTGATCCTTTCCCTCCGGCGGTTCTATGATTTTTCGCTTTAGCAGTCCTCTCCACGTTGTGCCGCACCACACAATTTCTTGCGTTTTGGTCATCACTTCAAGACTGTTTAGGATTCCGCCGTATTCTGTTCTCGGTACAAAAATGCGATTTCCGTACCAGTACCGCTCTTTTGTCCACTCTTCCTGCGGCAAGCAGATTTCAAAGTCGTCCGCATCTCCAAGATCCATGTCGATCGCAACGCTCTGATCTAAAAATCCCAGCTCTTCTCCGTTTTTTCGGGCAATGGTAAATTCCAGCGGAAATAGATCTGCATTTCGTACAATCAAGTCCCGAGTTTCTTCCGTTACTCCACCATTATCCCCAGTTGCGGTAATCATTACCGGGTAAACCACTTCTTTCGCTTTCGTTGCCGGCGCGTTTAGTTTTCCTTGATAGCGATTTTCTCCGATTTCCGGTAAATTCTGCGCGCTCCCATTTAGCGCTGCTTCCACCCGCTCCATCTTGGTTCGCTCCTTTCTTCGTAGATCACGAGATCCCAGTCAAATTTACCCGACCATGCAACTTTTTGCCGTCCGGGTGGGATCTTTTTAAAAAATTTCTTTCCTTTTTCCCGGTTATGAAACGCGTTGACTTGCTCACCGTTTTTTGATATTTTTGTAACGGTCCTCGTGCGGCTGTCTATCTCCAACCGTTCTCCCTGCTCCAAAACAATATTAACTAAATAGCTTTTATCTCCGATGATGACTTGAGGGTTTACGACCGGCCCATAAATTACAAGTGTAAAATTTGCATCTGTAAAATGAGGGTTTTGGACATGTGTGTTGTTCATGCCATTCGCGTATCGGAACGGGTAACGCCCGGGGTAACGTTTATTATCAGATGACGATGCGCCGTAACTGTAAAACGTATACGGGTTTTCTTTTGTCCATATTGGACGTGGACAATACAATTTCACCTTATTTTGCGAATAATAGACTGCTATATCCGACGTTTTTGTTTCGGACGATGTTACAAACCCATCTATGTAATAATCCCCAAAATAAATTCTTCCCGGTCTCTCTAGTAAAACATCTGTTTCGAACGCATCCTGCATTTCATCCAAAAATGTTTTTCGATCTTCCAACGCTCCTCTAACCGTAAAAGTGATTTCGTACTCCGCCGCGTCTTTCTCAAAACCTTGTACAATTTCTCCTATTTTTCTTTTGCTCGTTTCCGGCGTCCAAGCGTGCTTGTGAAAATTTCCGCTTGTTGCTCTCACTCTTGCATCGTAAAATTTATATTCTTTTCCTTCTGAATTGATATATCGTATCATTTTTGCTTTACCTTTATACTTCCAACAAAGCTCTGCCTAATTCTCGTCTGTCTAGAAGCATTGTAACTTCTTGCTTTTTCCCTGCTATAGTAATCAGCACTTCTTCTAGTGCATCCAGTCTTTCTTCAATTCCGCGTCGCCCGTTTTCGTTCCCTATTTTTCCGATGTTTGTCGTATATGATAGATCTGTTGTCAATGGGTCATATGCAGCTTTTTTTACAAGGTTCGCGGAGTCTGTTACTAATTTCGCATCGCCCGAAATTCCGTTTGCAATTCCTTGATCGATCATATTACCTACGTATTCTCCCCAGCGCGAAGGCGAATGAATCCCGAAGAAGCCTAATATGTTGTCTTTAAAGTCTCCCAGCGCACTTTTTACCGCGTCCCACAATGCGCCTGCTGCATTTGCTAATCCGTTCGCGATTCCTTTTATGATATTTAACCCGATTTTTCCCCAGTCCACGGATAAAAACTCATTTTTTATGTTCGTTATGATCGTTGGTATTTGTGCGATCAATTTCGGTATTGCCTGTATTAATCCCGCAGCTAATTTCCCGATGATTTCGATTCCGCTTTGTAATACAGACGGCAGGTTTCTCCCTATTGCTGCTACATATTGTATAATTGCACTTCCTGCCGCTGATGCAATCTGCGGCAAATTCGTTATAATACCGTTGACAAGATTTAAAATAAGCTCCGCTCCCTTTTGCATTATCGTCGGAAGCATCGACTGCATTCCGCTAACAA